TGGTAACCAAAAGTTTGGTCCAAATGGAAATAGCCCTTATTCTAAGTGGCTTTACAAAGGTGGACCACAGTGCGTGCACGCGTGGAAGCAATACACCTACATGTTTGAAGTGGGGGATGATGGTAGAAGAATCAACGAAAGATTGCAGGAGAATGGATTTGTGGATGGAATGGCTGGTCAAGCATGCAACGAAACCCCTGGTGCTTGTTATCTTCCTGACACAGCACGCTATAAAGCAAACCTCTCAAAGGTTGTTTCACAGACCTACATGGATGAAAAGCAATTTGGAAAATGTTTTGGTGAAGTCTGCAACCTAAACTTCACAAAGTCATCAGACCAAATGTTCTCTGCTAACGAAGAGCAGAGAATGATTTATTCCCCCCTTATGATTCCGAATTTGCTAATTCCGAGAATTGGAGAAGATGGAGAAAAATACTTCGTGAAGTTTACCCCCGAAGCGATTGAACGCATACAACGAAAGTTTATGATTCAACAAAGATTGCGTGAAACAAATCTTGAACACACCGATAAAAAGTTCAATGATGTTGTTATGGTTGAAAGTTGGATTGTCAATGGCAATTCAGACAAATCATACACATTAGGATTTACCCCTGAACAAGTTCCAACAGGGAGCTGGATGGTAGGATATAAAGTTTTAGACACTACTGAAGGCGACATAATTTGGAACGAATATATCAAACCTGGTAAAGTAAAAGGAATCTCAGCAGAGGGCAATTTTTTATTAAATTTTTCAAAGCAAGCAGAGGATGAATACTTATTAGGAGAGATAATAAAAATCTTAAATAAAATAACTGAATAATATGACAGCAAACGAAGCAATTTCAAAGATTGCCGATATGTTAGGTATGAAGTTCAAATCGGAGAAATTTTTCCAAACCAAATTGGTTGATGGTTCTACTACCATCACTAACAACCAAGAGGGCCCCTTCAATGTTGGAGAGGAACTTTTAATTGTTGGTGAAGATGGTATTATGACCCCCGCCCCTGCTGGCACACACGAAACCCGTGAGGGTCTTCGCTTAGTTGTCGGTGAGGACTCACTCATTGCGGTAATTGAAAAGATTGATGATGAAGCAGAAGCAGTTCGTGAGGCTTCAAATGACATTATGGTGGACACCGAAGTTATGTCAAAGGCAACTTTGACTGATGGAACCCCCATTATGACAGATGATGACGAACCATTTGCTCCTGGTCAATACGCTTATGTGACCACCAAAGAAGGTGAGAAAGTAGGCGCTCCTGAAGGCGAACATACGACTGACTCTGGCATCGTATTAACTATTGACGCAGAACACCGTATCACGGGGGTTAAATACCCTGATGAAGCTGGTGAAGGCTCAATGGAAGATATGAAAAAAGAAATGAAGAAAATGAAAGAAGCGATGTCAGAAATGCTCGCGGTTTTCTCAACCTTCAACAAGGATTTAGACTCCTATAAAAAAGACTACGAAGAATTCAAAAAACAACCACAATTCAATACGCCAATTGTGGAGAAAAAAGGTTTCTCAAAACCTGCAATGTCAATACTTGACGCAAAATTGGATTTCTTGAAAAATAACGGCGTTATTTAATAAAAACAAAAACTTAAAAATGAAAAATCTACCTTCAAAAGTTGTTAAGGGCGAATCGAAATCTTTCGCTTTTAACTATGATTTAAGTTCACTTGACCAAAACTGGGAGCAGTATGCCTCTGAAATGCTTATTAAGAGCTTTCTTGGACTTACTACTACCAAGTATGCCTCTGTGCGTGCTGACCTCAAGGGAACTACAGAACTGATTGGTTTTACCGAATCAAATGTTATTTTGACTGATGCGGCGTGCGGATGGAACCCTACGGGGAACACTGTGCAGTCTACCGTAGAAGTTAAACTTTGCAATAAACAGGCTCAATTACAATTTTGCCCGTACGACCTGTACAATACGTACCTCTCTCAGTACCTCAGTAATGATAATTTCCAGGAAGCTATTCCGTTCGCGGAGGCCGTGGTTACTGACGTGGCTAACCGAACCGCTAACCAAATTGAATACCAACTTTGGTTAAACAAAACTGCTACTGGAGCAACACAATACAACTCACAATGCTTTAATGGCTTTGGTGCATTAATTACAACTGGCAACGGCGCAACAGCAGTCGCGTACACGGCAGCTACAGCTTCAAACGGTTTGACCGTGTTCTCTTCATATTATGCAGCAATTCCTGAAAATGTTCTTCATAGAGATGACCTCGTTATTTTCTGTGGATATGCTGACTATCGTGGCTTAGTTCAGTCAATGAGAAATCAATCCTACATCAACTTATTTACCGCTGATTATGGCGACCCAACATCTGGACAAGAGTGGGGAGTAATTCTACCGGCTACTAATGTCAGAGTTGTTCCAACGCAGGCGTTAACAGGTCAAAATCTTGTAGTAGGAGGTCCGGCTCAATACATGTTCGTAGGAATGAACGGTTCGCAAATGTCCGAACGCATGCAATATGACCCGTTCCAGGACATTGTAAAGCTCTCAGTTAGAACAACTTACGGAGCTGGATGCTTTAGCGTTGACTCATTCTTCAGAGCTTCGTGATGAACCCCTCTAAAAAAATAAACTCAAACAAAAAAAACTTATAAATTATGTCATGTTTTATTAGTTCAGGTTATACGCTCGATTGCAGAAATGCAAGTACGGGCGGCTTGAACACAATTTGGCTTCTTGGAGGCTCTGCTTCTTCATCCATTACAGGATGGACTGAAAACGGAGACGACCAGATTGTATCAATCTCAGGAAGCGGTACGATGTATAAGTTCGAGCTTACAAAGCAGGGGTCCTCGTTCACCGAAGAAATTGGAATCAACACGACTGCCCAGTCAGTGGTATTTCAACCAACTTTGGTTATGAATCTTCCTCGTCTTGATAAAGACCTAAGGGTCCTGTTTCAAAACTTAGTTTCCCAAAATTCAATCGTCGGAGTCTTCAAAGACAACAACGGGAGGTATTGGTCCTTCGCTTTTGTAAACGGAGCGCTGGTCACATCGGGTGCAATAGCTACCGGACTCGCATACACTGATTTGAACGGGCTTTCAGCTCTTACAATGCAGGGTGGCGAACCAAATGCAACTCAAGAAATCGTAGTAAATACGAATCTTCAAGCTGTATTTACCGGCATCACAGTTCAACTATAATACAAAAAAAAACAGGGGGGTGAAAGTCCCCCTTTTTTAGCCAAAAAAAATCTATGTTTCCAAGAAAAAGAATGCCCAGATGGGACACATTTAAGTTACCAGAAGTGGTAGCAAATTCTGCATTGGGTGGTTATGTTCCTGAAGAAACAAGTGGGGTGCCAGTGACCCCTTCGGTAACCCCGAGTAACACACCTACGCCAAGCATAACTGCGAGTGCTACCCCTACAACTACACAAACTCCAACTAACACAACTACACCGACAAATACGCAAACACCAACAAACACTGCAACTCAAACGCAGACACCTACAAACACTGCAACTCAAACGCAGACAGCTACAAACACAGCTACACAAACAGAGACTCCAACTTCAACGCCGTCTCAAACCCCAACGGAAACTCCAACCAATACTCCAACAGAAACACCCACAAATACCCCAACTCCATCTACAAGCCCTCCTGTTCAAAACTATTTATTGTTTGAAAGTGGAGACATAATCGAAACAGAACAAGGTGACCTCCTTGAACCTAATCTATAACATTTAAAAAATGGCAAACTTAAAAATTTCGCAACTCACAGCCACAACACAAAATACAATAGGTTCGTGGGTTGTTATCAACAATAGTGGAGAGACCGTCTCCAATAAATCTCAACTGGAATATGTTTTAGGACTTACAAAAGGTTCTGGCACTTCCTCTATGAAATCAGCAGATTTCTTAACAGCAATCCCTTCAGTAGCAACAAGTGATTACTCTATAGTTTTAGGTAATGCAGCTTCTGGAACTACAGCACCTTCACAAGTAATAATTGGAAATGGTGCTTATTCGGTATCTGAAGGCACAGTAGTTATTGGTAAAAATGCCCATGACCAAGGCGCTGGCAGAGACAATGGTATTGCAATTGGAACTGATGCAGAAATTTATCAACCACGAGCAATTTCCATCGGTAAAAACGCAGGAGCGGTAACTGATTCAATTGCACTGGGAACTGACTCTCGAGCAATCGCTAATACCTCAATTGCTATTGGTTCATCAATAATTGTTGCCGGTGATTTTGGTGTTGGAATTGGTTATGATTCATTTCAGGATAGAAGTAATGCTACGGTTATTGGAACTCAATCCCACGTTTCTGGATTAGATTCAACAATAGTTGGCGCATCAAATGGTTTAGGGCAAAATGGTGGTGATTCAGAAAAATCAGTTGTAATTGGAGTTTCAAACCAAATATTTGGGCCCTATGACAGAGCAATTGCAATTGGTGTTGGAAATACCATTAAAAGTGATGGAACTATTGTCATTTCTTCTGCTGGAATATCTGGACTCGAAAGTTCAAATAATTCCACTATTATTGGTACGAGTGGATTGACTATCACCTCAAATTTCGGTGCAAATAATGTTATGGTAGGTGGATTAAATAATTCAATTTTACAACCAGTAACAAAGACCACAATTATTGGAGGTGAAAACAACAATTTCTCTGGAGTTTCTAATAACATAGTTTGTCTTGGTATATCGAACAAAACTATCGTATCTACATCAGGTTTCACTTTGACTGAAAATTTAAAATCTTATGGACAAATAGCCCAAGGAGTTCAAAGTTTAGGTAGTGGTGATACTTTTAATATTGATTGGAAGTTAGGTGGCATTGTACAGATGACCTTAACAGGAAACTCAACATGTAGTATGTCCAACATAGAAAATGGAGCATCCTATAATGTTTATCTAACTACTACTGGCACTCAAACCCTGACTCCATCAGCGAGTGGTTATACTTTCCAATTTGAAGGAGGGGGTTTCACTTTAACTACTAATGGAACTGACCTTTGTGTTCTTGATGTCGTAGGAACTATAATTTATGTAAGACATTTTGCTGATTTTAGTTAAGTGGCTAAAGTTTTTTTAAATAAAAAATTCTCAAATTACTTGGGTGAGCAAAGAGCACTCAATGATATTGTCGTTAAGTTTATTCCTGATATACCTTCACCAACACCTTCAATCACTGCAAGTCCCACGCCGACACCAAGTATCACAGCAACACCAACCAACACA